AGAGAGCGCAAAGTCGTTGAGTTCGTGACACTTCGGGCAGATGCGCCAGTCAGTATCCAGGGGTACAGCGAACCTATTGAGGCACCTCAGGCAGTTGCGGAACTGCTTAAGCTCCCCGGTGCCCCCCTTGCCGATGCCTCTGACCTCCTGCTTGTGCGCCTTCCACTGCCCCTCTTTCTTCATGGCCTTGACCCTATCTACCTTGGCCTGGTTCCATTTCTTCTTTCTTGCCAGGACGCACGCGGCCTCGTAGCAGACTTCCCTCTGCGTACCGCGTGCATCAAACGTCTTGCCGCACTCACCACATACAGTCGGGTGGCCAGCTTGAGCCATTTAGCCCGCCTCAGCCGCCTTGCGGTACATGGCGTACCCCGCTTTCTCCTTGGTGCTCAGGCACTCATTGATAACCGCAACCACACGGTCAGCACTCAGCCCCTCCAGCAGGAGCTTAGAGGCCAGCTTCTTGCGGTCAAAGGTAGTGGACAGGCTAGAAGCCACCAGGCTCACGGTGCCCTCTGGCCCGGTAAAGGATGTGACACCTGCCTGTCTAAGCATACCAGCAAGGGCTGTCATGTTCGCGTAGATACGACCTGCAAGCTCTTCCTCCTCTATCTTCAGCCTCAGCCTTTGGGCTATGGTGGCTTGGATAGCTTCGATCACCCACTCTGGCACTTCGGCAGCCCGCAGGCTGTCAACAGTGTTTATCTCTGGCATGTCTCTTCCCCACACTCATTTGGATTCTCCCGCTCTATCAATTCAAACAGGTAGCCCATGGCGTTGAACATGACGGCGCACAGAAGCTCTTGCCTCATTTGAACATAGTGACTGAGGGTATAGCTCTTCCTGTGCAGAATCCATAGGTCAACAACGTGGCGCAGGAGTGACTTCATGTAGGCGCCTATAGGGACGCCATGCTGCCAGTTGTCACTAGCCCGTGGGCCAGCAGCCGTTTCCCGGTGCCGGTGCATATACTCAGCATAGCGCTGGAGCACATAAGGTGATAGGAAGCCCTCATAGTCGAGCTTGTCATCGTCCAGGTCCCGAGTTGCGCCACTCTCGAACACGCGAATTTGCTCGGGTGTGAACTGCTTAGGTTTTGGTTCTTCGCAAGCGGTACACTTAAGAACCGATGGTGGTGGTAACTGAGCCATATTTCTCCATGGTGCCCCAGGTATTGCCGACCTTGAAGTCAACAATAACGGGCACAGATAAAGTAACGCAGGATTCCATTACTTCCTTGATCACTGGCACTGCCCACGGTAGTATGCTCCTTAAGGTTTCCCATAGCAGGTCATCATGGATTTGCAGTAATGGCCAGGTGTAAAGGTCCTGACGTTGCAGTAGTTCGTAGAAAGGTACTAGCTGCCCCATTGCCTCTTTGATAATGCCACCGGCCCCGCTTTGGATCGGGAGGTTGCAGGCTTGCCTCAGACCGGCCTCCCTCACGAACTCATGGGCAGACCTTACCTCGGGGATCAGCCGCCTCCTGCCAAACATATCGGCAACGTAGCCATGGCGCCGGGCGAAGGCCCTGACTGATTCCATGTAAGCAGCCACTTTGCTGAAGCGGTTGAACCAGTCATCAATCAGCCGGGAGCAGTCCTTCTTGGTGTAGCCCTTGGCCCCCAGGAAGCGGAACAGGCCGGGGGCTGTGATGCCATAAGGGATGCCGAAGTTTACCGTCTTGACAGCATACCTCTGTTCGGAAGTCACCTGCGCCGGTGTCACCTTGAAGACCACGGCAGCAGTCTCACGGTGAATGTCTCCCCCGGAGTGGAACACCTCCATCATGGTAGGCTCCTGGCTCATGTGGGCCAGCACCCTAAGCTCGATCTGGGAGTAGTCGCCGGAGAGGTACACCTTGTCAGCGTCGGTGGTGAATCCATCCCGCAGGGGCTTACCCTCGGGAGAGCGGTCAGGCTGCGGGAAGGCCAACAGGTTTGGCTCCTTGGCAGCCAGCCTCCCGGTAAGCACCCGGATCATGGACAAGCGCGTGTGACACCTGTGATCCGTGTGCCTGGCGCAGTTGGACAGGACACCCCCAACGAAGGTGCCCTGCATCTTGTCCAGTTCACGGTACTTCAGGATCAGGGGCACTACCGGGTGGTCCTGCTCTATGGTTTCTAAGACCTCCTGGTTGGTAGATAAGCTCCCTCCTTTGGTCCTCCACTTAGGCTTTAGTCCTAGCTGATTGAACAGCAGGTCTCGCACCTGATCGTGCGAAGCCGGGTCGATATAGCGCATGAACATGGCAGCGATTTCATCAATCACCTCTAGCTTGCGCTTGGCATAACTCTCCCCAAGCTCTTCCATGTGGTTGGTGTCAACCTGCAACCCAACCTTCTCCATGGCAATTATCATAGGGACGATGCTGTAGTCGCGATCTAGAGGCCCCTGAAGGTTGGCGTCCGCTATCCTAGTGTTAAGTATCGGGTACACACGCCTGGTGGCATCGGCGTCACGGCAGGCGTAGTGCAGCACCGTTTCAAAGTCCACATCGGCCAAGGTAGCGGCCTCCAGCTTGCCAAGGATAGCCTCTGCTTGATGCCGGTTGTGGTTATCATGCCACCTGTCAAATACCGCCCTACCACGAATCGTTCCCTTGGCCCAGGAGTTGATGATTGACTTTGCTACGGTGTGCATGGACCACGGCTGCTTCTCCCTCCATCCCCTGCTCTCAAGCACTCGCATTGTGGGAGGCTTGGGCCACTTCCAGGCCATTACCCTGCCCATGTAGTCCAGGGTCCGGGCCTCGGTGATAGGGTCCACCAAGGAGGAGTAGGACTGCATGGTCATACCGCACAAACGATAGGCTAGGGCCTTCAGTCCCTTGGGTAGGTTCTGGAGTAGGTTGGCCATGAGCATTGTGTCAACCCACCTGGCCGGTACGATACCGGCCTGGGCCAACATCGGAAGGTCATGCTGGGCGTTGTGCAGCAGGGTCAGGACTTCAGGATTGCCCAGGTAGTCCTTGACCCAGGCCATGACATCGGCGTCACTAGCCATGGCCATGTACGCCTTTCCTGGGGTGCAGCATAGCTGGGCTGACCAGAGAGCAGGCCCTACTGACTCAGTATCCACCCCTACTATCTTGCCGTTCAGCAGGCTGTCAAAGGGTGGGCTGCACAGGGCCATGTACTCTGGCTCAGGTATAGGGTCGTAGTGATCTTCCGGCGCCAGGTCGCCCCGGATCACCGCGGCAAGCGCCCGGTAGTCCTCAGCGATCTGTGTCATCATAAACGTGGAGTGCAGGCCCAGGGCCGGATGGTAGATGGGGACAATCACCCGCCCCCGCCTACGCAAAGGGATGCCGTGGTACATGACCATATCCGCAGCCTCTCCCATGAAAGCGGAGGTGGCGAATCGGCCCAATGTCCCTACCACGGCTTGTGGGTGAAGCTGTTGCATCTCCAGTTCAAGGTGCTGCCTACAGGCAGCGATCTCTTCCGGCTCCGGGTCCCGGTTCAAAGGTGGGCGGCACTTGACCAGGTTGGTGATATAGAACAGGTCACGTTGTAGCCCCGCCCTTAGCAGGTAGTTCTTGTCTTGCTCTATGCCAGCCGCACCTATGAACGGTATGCCCTGCTCATCTTCCTCAGCGCCAGGGGCCTCGCCAATGAGCCAGTAGGGGGACTCAGGATTGCCCCAGCCCTCTACCGGCCCCTTGGCTGTTAGGTGCAGCTTGCACAGGTTGCAGTTCACGACTCCATTCCCAGGTCTATCCCGCAGGCCCGAGCAATGTCATCAACAGCAACACGCTCAATGGGCACGTCGCCCCCTTCGCAGCACAGGGCGGACCCGCCACGGATCATGTCTTGCAGTTCCTCAGCAGTGAACACCGCCACCATGCAGACCTCGTTATCCTCTGGCTCATACTGGAGGTTGCCATACGCCAGCAGAGCCTCCTCCGGTGTCTTCACATTGGGGATGGGAGTCATGCCCACCACAAGCAGTTCAACAACGATTAAGCCGTCTTCAATGGCCATTATGTCCCTCGTATTGTCTTAACGATGTTGTTAGCTATCCCCTTGCCAATGCCGGGTATCTTGCGCCACTCCTCTTCATTGGCAAGTACCATATCCATGATGCTCTTAAAGTGCTTCTCTACCTCCCCACTGCGCTCCCAGCCAATACCGGGTAGCTCCTTAGCCACCCGGCGCAAGAGGCTAGGCTTTACCAGCAGTGCTCTGTCCCTTGGTATGAAGTCAGGAAAGGCCAGGTGCCCCCGGTGGGAGTCCCAATCCTTGCCCCACCACTCGTACAGGTGATGGATAAGCTCTGCTGTACGCTGCACGGAGGTTGTTTGGCGCACGATCACACCAGCCAGCACCTCCATGGTGTTCAGGTACTTGTCCAGGGCACCATCCCCCACTCCTAGGTCCCTCCACTTGCCACCTAGAAGCGCCTGAACACCACCGCCCTGGCTCCGGCTTATGCCCTCCACCACCAGGTAAACCACACCATAGGAGGACATAAGCCCTGGTAGCTGGTGCCCGGACAGTCGCCCGGATTCCATGGAGCCTACCAGATCAGTCAGGGTCTTGCGTTCAATGCCCACTGCTACTGGCACGTTACCCGCACCCCGGCCTATAAAGGAGGCGTCGCCAAACTCCAGCCTCCCGATCCGGGCTGCGGGTAAGAAGCGCAGCAGAAGGGCACTACCTGTGCGCTCGTCCAGGGTGATCATTACTCGGTGCCATGTACTAGGTTGAGGAGTTGCGTGAAGTTGGCTACCACTGCCGGTAACTCAGCACCCTCCAGTGACCGTTTGTGCCTGCAATCAATAATGGTCAGCCCATAGTCCTTGTCACGCTTCCACATACGGACTACCATCTGCACCAGGCCAGGCACGCCATTGAAGCCCGAGAAGACCTTGTGGCCAGTCCGGATATCATCCACATACTCGTCCTTCACGGTATGCAGCATGATGAAGTTAAGGTCGGGGCGCTCGTAGGCAGCCCGGATCAGCTTGCGCATTTCTGCGTTAGGCTCCCCATAGTTCCGGGGAAGGTTCTTGGATAACCTGCCGAAGTGGGCCAATAGCTGGGCCTCACGGAACTCACTGGCAGTGTCAATGACGATGGTTCGTATTCGGGGATCAGCCAAGGCCGCATAATAGGCGTTCTTTGCCTTCTCCCAGGCTTCCCTATAAGCTG